CTAGCGATCTGCCGGAGCCTTGCCCCCGGCCGGGTCTTTCGCATATCCGACGTTGAGCGCCAGCATCTCGACAATGCGATAGACCTTTCCAACCCATCGATCGTCCGCCGGCGTCGGCGTCAACGCCGTCACGGTCGACGCCGCGGCGACGACTCCCGTGACGGTGGAAAGCCAGTTCGGCAACTTCGCAAGCACGAAACTCAGGACTCCAATCACATGGTCCATTCAACTCTCCTGGTGTTGAGAGAGGGCGTATGAGCTAGCGGTTGCGACCGGTACACCGGAGCAAAACGCCGTCCTCTCCCGTTGGGCAAAAAAAACAAAAGGTCCGATGAGCGCAGTGGCCCTTAGAGCGTGTGCGTCCGCAGGCTCGAGCCAGTGGGGACAGAAGAGCAATGCGCCAGCCGTTGGGTCATCCATGGCTGGATCGTCTGCCAACGCTGAAATCGCGCGCAGCCGAGGCTCGAGACCGCTTTCTAACGCGTCACTTCTGCAATAGCGCTGCAGATCGTCGAGCACAGACACCAGAAACGGCGCCAGGTGCTCCACCTCTCGAAGGACGCCGGCTGGAAACCTTCCGGCGCTGGTGCGCAGCGAGCGGGCGCGATTGACAACGACCCACGCAAGCGCGTCGAGCATCCCGTCAGAATCTGCGGAAACAGTGGCCCGGCGCGCGTCCGTTTCGGTCGGTAGGGGTGGTACATTACACACTGATTAAATTCCTATTATGTTCCGATAAATAGGACAATAATCCCTCTCCATTCGCCCCGCAAGGATGAAATTGCAGCCGCTCAGCGGATTGCGCTTGCCCTTAGAAGATCCATGAGCGTGACGCAGCGGCGTTCCCCGAGCACACACCCCAAAGCACTCCACGCCTTCACGAAGCGCTCATTTTCGAGATCAATCAGCTCGACGCGCGTCAGCAGGGTCTCCCACCAGCGGCGCAGTGGAAGGCTCGAAGCGATGGCTGCCTGGATCGCGGCGTAGTCGGCATCGCTAAAGATATCGATGACGTCCGCTGCAGATATTCTTGTTCGCGTGGGCCGCTGCCGCACCGTCCAGGCGCGTGACACCTGTTCTCCATCGAGCGCTAAGCGCGGTCCCTCGAGTTCCTGATCGAGCGCATCGATCCTCGGCGGCTCCCCCTCAACCGGCAGCCAATCCGCGCGCTTGTGCTCGGGGATATCGTCGAGGGTCATCTCCCGCAGTTCGGCGATGACGCCGTTCTCGATTCTCGCGATGGTCATTGCAAAATCCTCAAACGCCGTAGCGGCCACGGGTGGCCTGATAGATTTGATTGAGCTGCCCCGCGGTCAGCGCACGGCCTTCCCACATCGCAAGCATGCCGACGCGCGAGCCGCCGGGAAGCGGATTGTCGCCGTTGCCGCCCGCGCCGATGTTCATCGTGTAGCTGGCGTTGCCCGACGCCGGGCTTGCATAGGTGCCGTCGAAAGTCTCGGTCGCGCCATTGATGAAGAATATGCTCGCGCCGGCGCCGGCCGCCTCGTCGATCGAGATCGCCGCCATGCACCAGGTCGTGGTCGGCAGGGTCCCGGCGGACGTCGCGACAAGCGCGTTGGAGCCGGAATTCGTCGCGACCCAGAACAGATTGCTGTTGATCGCGACGATGATGCCGGTGTGGCTGGTCGCCGATCCGCGCGTGCCGAGAAGACGCTGCGCGGTGCCCGGCGTCGACAGATATACCCACCCGACGAACGTCGCCAGCGCGTTGTCCTTGTGGAGGTTCTGCATCCACGTCTCGTTGGCGCTGTCGTAGGTCAGATAATCGCCGCCATCGAACGAGAAATATTCGTTCGCGCCGAGACTGCCGGCCGCTCCGTTGAAGGTCGGGTCCGCGGCATCGGTGCCCGAGCCGGAGCCCCGGTTGAAATCGTACCCGTTGCCGGAGCGATCGAGCCACGGCTGGCCTGACGTGTACGAGGCCGCGTCGCCGGCGTCGAGACAGAGCTTCAGATTCCCCGTGAGACCGAGACCCGATATCACATTGCTCAGAGCGCCGCCGTTTCGTCCTGCCCCGAAGCCGATCAGGTGATTGACGTGCAGCATCAGGCGTCGGTCTCCGCGTCGGTGGTGTAGAGCACGAGAACACCGCGCAGCCGCGCATCGACCGCCAGCGTGTCGGACCCGTCGGATGGATTGCGCTTGATCTGGAACACCACCAGATCGCCCTTCACCGGCGCGCCCGCGATGGTGATCGCGGACGAGGCCGGGCCCTGGTAGGAATCGTTGGTCGTCCCGCCCGTGTCGGTCGACGTCTGCTCGGTGCCGAATGCGGCCTCGTTGGAATCGTCGTCTGAAATCGCCACGCCCTGCAACGCCCACACGACACCAAAATTCGTCGTCGTCGCGGCATGGCTCCACACCGGCACGAACGAGACCGTTCCGGCATTCCAGCTCTTGGGCATGCGGATCGCAAACTGCGCGAACTCCTGGGTGACGGTGTCGAAATCGAGCGTGTCGATCATCACCTTGTTGGTCGCCGTCTCGACCCGGCCCGGCGCCGCGCCATTGGTGAGGCGCGGGATCATCGCGCCGGCCGGCACCCAGATCGAGTGAAGGCCTTTCGAATTCGCGACAAACTCAAGACCCGTGCCGCCGCTGTTGACGGCCACCAGCTTGCTTCCCTGCCCGCTATAGCTTGCCGGCACATCGCTGAGCTGGGTAAAGGCGGTCGCGCCGGACCCGTCGGCGCCCTTGTCGCCGGTTTTCAGAAACTCGACGCTCAGCCGATCGGCGTCCGTAAAGCTGCCCGCGCTCGCCAGATGCGTCACCGCCGCCTGGAGCCACGTGGAATTATCGGTGAGGGCTGCGGTCACGCGATAGATCGCGAAGTTCTCCGGTGCCGACCATTTCTTGACGAGCAGCACGCCTTTGTCGCCCGACGTCGTGCCGTCGTCCCACGCGGTCAGGAAGTCCGACACGTCGGGGTTTCCGCTCTCGCCGTCATTGGCCGAAAATGCGATCGCGGTCACGCTCGTCAGTGTCGCATGGTTGAGCCGCATGTCGCCGGCGCCCGGGTCGGCCATCGTGGTCGAGGAATCGAACCGCCACGGCAGGCCCGGATTGAGACCGTCGAGGCCGTCGGCACCATCCGCGCCATCGGCACCGTCGGACCCGTTCGACCCGTCGGCACCATCCGCGCCGGCCGGTCCTTGCGGTCCCTGGAAGCCGATCGGGTCCGACCACACGCCCGACCCCGTCCCCTTGATGTAGAGATCGCCGGTGTCGGTCGCGAGAAACGCGAACCCCGCCGCCTCCTCATCGTAATCGCCGCGATCGGCAAGCACGCCCGTCGCATCGACGGAAAAGCTCTGGCCATCCGCTCCGTCCGCGCCATCGGCGCCAGGTGGACCCTCGATGCCCGCCAGGCCCCAATCGGCGCCGTCGAAGCGGTACATCGCGTCCTCGTCCTGCACCCACACGAGCCAGCCGGCACCGTCGCCCTGTCCGGGCAGCAGCGAAATCCACTCGCCGTCCTGATAGCGCGCGATGCGCTTTTCCCACGAAATCCACGCGCCGGTCGCCGTTCCGCCCGCGCCGGCGACGATGTAGCAATCGCCCTCCTCCGGACTGCCGGGCGGCGCGGTCAGATCCTTGTCAATCACGCTCGCCTGGACGAGCGTGTCGAGATAGACCAGCGCCTCATTATGCGTGACGTGCTTTTGCGCTTGCGCCGCCGCCAGAGTGGGCAGGCGCAGCCGGGCAGTTTCGGTCATGATTACCTCAGTGATGCCAGATCAAGGCTTCGGTGCCGGGCCCGCGGCCAAAGCTGTCCGACTTCTGAAAAATGCGGACTGTGAAATTCCACTGTGCGGAGCCAAAATCACTTAACTGCTGGGCGGCGGAATAAGTGGCGCTCTGGCCAGTCGCGGAAAGCGTGCGCTTGAGCGTGAGCGCCGCGGTGTCGTAGATTTCGATATCGTAGGCCTCCTCCGCCTCACCGAGCGGAACCTCGGGCTGCTCCCAATCGTCCCCGCCGATGCGCGTGCGTCTCTTCCAACTCAGAGCCCAATCACCGCTCAGCGCATCGCGCCGTCCGCGCACGTGCGAGGGCGCAAACGGCCTTTGACCGACTGCCCCGAATGCGCGCGTCTCCTGCACATACGCGTCGTCCGAAAAATCAGTGCCCGGTGGACCGTAACGATACGTAAATGTGAGGAAGCGTTGATCGAATGAGAATTCCGGCTGGGTAAGCGCCGCATCGAGCATCACGATCCGAGCCCCCGCGGGTACCGGGTCGCGCATTGCCCCTTCCGTTCCTCCAAGCCCGCGCAAAAGCTGCGATAGCCTGTATGTTCGCGGCGCGATCAATTCAGCGGTCTCAAACTGAAGAATTTCCCATTCGCCCTCGCTGTTCTCGATAGCAAGCGCATTAGCGCCATTGAGAATATCGAGGGTTGTTTTGCTTTCCAGGGTCCCGGAGATCAACGTCAGATATAGATCGTTGACGCGGTCGAACCGCCACAACGGTCCTGAGTAGAAATCACTGTCGAGAGTGCCGATCCGCGCAGGTGTAGATGCCACCGCATCAAGAGAGAATCCTGCCGAGCCCGCCGCGCGATAGAGAAGAACCGACCCGGGCCACGGCGATGCATAGGCTGCAAAATAAGGCGCATGCTCGACCGCCGTCCCCGACAGAAGCGGAAGGTCAAGAAATATGCCAAGCGGCGCGCCAAACGAGGGAACAGGCAATGCCGAAAAATCCCGGTCCCTTCCACCGACAAGCTCATAGACGAACGGATCCGTGCGCACCGTTCCGAGCACGCGCGTAGCCGTGTCGGCGATGTCCGAGATCTTGAACCGCCAGTCGCGCGTTCCGGCATGCAGGGTGAGAACATCTCCAGCATCAAGCATCAGCTTCGATGGCGGCAAAGCAAATGCTGCCCGCTCGCGCATCACCCAGGCGTCTTGCAACACGCTATCGCTGACCGCCTGCGCGAAGCCTTGCTCCATGATGACGGAGACTTGTGAAACGGCGGTTCTCTGAGAGTTGATCGTCAACCGTCGACTTTCAACCGCTGCCTGACGGTAATCCGCCGACGCATCGATGTAGGTCAGCCGCGAAATTCCCGGCAGGTCAGTCTCCTGCGCGCGCGTCAATCTGAACACCGCCGTCGCGTCGTCTCCCGGCCCAAGGACGAGGTCGTCCTCCTGGAGCGCGATCGAAGAGCCTTTACCCCGATGCGCGAATTTGATGACCCCATCGCTCTCAACCGCATCGAACTGATATGCCAGCATCAAGGGCTCGAGTGCTTCTCGAACGCTCATCGTGCGATCCACGACGAAGCCTGTGACCAGCCCGAAAAGTTCGCTCGCGTCGATATCGCCAAACCCGGCATAACCGCAGATATCGGATACGAGGTCCCCAAGGGGAACGAGACCGATCCGCCCGTTCAGCCAGTGCCCGTATTGCCAGTTCGGTGTATCCGTCCACACCGTTGAACGCGCCGGAAAATCGGGAAATGAGCGCGCGTCCCAACACCACACGTGAATCCGCCCGGGGTCGATCATGGGTTCTCCATAGACGGCCGACACCGGGTTGTGACCAGCCGAAGGTGCCCAATGATTGATCGCCGCTTCGAGCGCGCGCCGTTGGATCAGATCATTACGCGTTCCGCGCGAATAATAAGGCAGCGCGGACTCGGACGATTTCGCATCGACAAAGACGTTGGGTTGATTTGATCCTTTGTCGACGGCAGGGCATCCCAGTTCCGTGAACCAGATCGGTTTGGATTGCGGAACCCATCCGGTCGGCGCTCCATCGCGCACACCGCCCGGGCGATTATAATGCGGGTTCTGCCACCAGCTCCGCAAATCCTTCGGGCGGAAGATCCAGGCTTCTCCATATCCGCCCTCGTCGACAATTGCAGTGCGGACCTGCGCGTCCCGATCGTCGCGGTCCATGTACGCCCAGTCATATAGTTCGCCACCCTCGACATTCGCATCCAGATAATCGAGGTCCGTGATGCGCCGGCCATCCGCATAATCGGCGTGCGATGCACCGTCGCGCCAATCGCTGAGTGGCATGTAATTGTCGAGTGCTACGAAGTCGATGTAATCGGACGCCCACAGTTCATCGAGGTGAAAAAAGACGTCGCCCGAGCCATCTTCGGGGCGATGGCCCGAATACTCGGTCCAGTTGGCCGCGTACGAGATTTTTGCGGTAGGAAGGATTGCCTTCACCTCCCCCGCGAGAGTCACGAACCTGGCAACGGCAGGGTAAGCCGACGCCGAAGACCGGACTTTCGTCAACCCCTCCATCTCCGTTGCAAGAAAAAACGACTCCACGCCGCCAGCCGCCCTACAAAGATTGGCGTAATGCAGCACCATGCGCCGCAATCCCCAATCTATCCCGCCGGTCCAGCTGACATGCGATCCGCTCGTCGCGAAGTTCGCCGGTATCGCGTTGCCAAAGAAATTCGCAACCTGCGTTTCGGCTCCCACTGTCTTATCGACGGTTCCGGCATAGCCTGCCGCCGGAGAGCACGTAATACGGCCGCGCCAGGGGAAGGCAGACTGGCCGACGCCAGCAGCATTGTCGCTGTAGGGATTTGCTTTCGTGTTTCCGGGCGGAATATCCATCATCACGAAAGGATAGAAGTGAACTGAAAGCCCGCGCGCTTTCAATTCATGGATCGCTTGAACGACGGCATCATCGCACGGCGTGCCGCCGAAGACGGGGCGTCCGTCGCCGTCGGTCGACATCACGGCGGCGCCTGAACGTGTGATGCCGTTGACCTTCCACGTCAGCGGCTTCGTGACCTTCGAAGCGATTTCGACCTTTGGCTTGATGAGGCAGCTTCCGCATCGTAAATCGTCGCCAAACCAGGCGACTACGAGCACGACGGAACGACAATTTGGCAGCAGAGCCTCAAGCTGGTCGAGCGAGGCCACAAGATCGCTGGTTCCCAGATTATTGTTGCGGTTCTGACTTTGCGTGCTCCCCTGACCGTTGTTGGCGGTGATCACGTCCGTGGCGAGAATGAACTCGCCGGAACCGGGAATAAGCGCAACGCCCTGCACAATGTTGTCGAGCGCCTGGCTGTCCGAGGCTTGCAAGGCCCGATTGATTTCGAACTGCATCTGCGGGATGCGGTTGCCGAACGCCGCCAGCGGCATGTCCTCAAATACGAGATACGACACGCCGCGAAAGGCGGGCGCATTGTCACCCCCTTCGATCTGGGCGATCAGGGCGTCCGGAAGCTGCGCGTCGTCGCCGCGATAAAAGCGCGTCGTATACTTTGCAAGATCGAGCTCTTTTCCGTCCGCCCAGACACGGCCGATGCGCGTAACCACCCCTTCGCAGAAAGCGATTGCGAAAGAGCACGAGTAGGCGTAGCTCGTTTGTGTAGCACTCGCACCGCTGCCGCCAAAGCCCTTGCCACCGCCTCCACTCGTCTTTGTCGTGACGGTTTCCTTGAACCTCGCCTGCCAGATCACCTGCCCCCCAAGCCGGGCACGTCCCCAGATTCTGGGGATCGGCGCCCCCTCGCTTGAGCTGGTGATATTGACGTCCGACAGACGCGGGCCATCGCTATGCGTGCTTGCACCCTGCGAAGGATTCAGCAGTGTCCTGTCGATGAGTTGGCCGGCGACTGATCCGACGAAACCTCCGATCTGTGCCGCCGTCAGCGTCGCCCCGAACAAGGTGACGCTCCCGCCAACTGCAGCGCCCGCGACCGAACCGACCGCGCCAAGAATAAGAGAGGCCATCAGTCCACCCCGGGAAAGCGAAATGCATAGACAAGGCGGCGACGCCAAAAGACGCCCAGCTGAACTTCCGCGACCGCATGGCGGCTCCACGCGTGAACCATGTGATCGGATCCCGTCGCGATCCCGCAGTGTTTTGCCGGCGCTGTGTGACTCATGCGGAAGAGAAGGACATCGCCGGCTGCGGCATCGGACGGGGATACCTGCGCGAGATGGTGCGCGGCCGCATCGCGCAACGTCTCCTCACCGGTCGCTTCGGCCCAGTCAGGGGCGTAAGGCGGGACCTTTTGCGGTTCGCCGCCATGTAGCTCCCGCCACACACCGCGCAATAATCCGAGGCAATCGGTACCGGCGCCCTTCAGGCTCGCCTGATGATGGTACGGCGTCCCGATCCAGGACCGCGCCTCGGCGACAATCTTTTCGCGCATGTCAGTTGCCATAGAGGCTTCCGCCATCGAGATCCCCCTGCCCGCGATTGGGATAGCTCACCACCGCGTCGTTTCCCGGCATATAGGGAAAGCCTCTAAAATTCGCGCCATTCGAGAACCGTGCCCGGCAGGTTTCAAAGCTTTTGTCACATCCCGCCGTGACGGTGAACTCATTGCCTGTTGCAACGATCTCGCTCATCGCGTGCCACAGCTCGAGCGTCACGGTCGAGCCGGCCAGCGCATGGGATTTGATCTCCATGGCCCGCCCCGAATTCGGACCTGTTGTCCAGAATATTTTTCCAGACCCAAATAGGCCGGATTCAAAGGCGGCGAGCCCGGTGACGGAAAAGACACGGTACGGCGTCAGCACCGCGGCGACGGTACCAATTCCGGCGAATGCGGGGTTCGAGAGATCGACACCACATCGCGCATCGCCAAGATCGGCGTCGCATCCGCGCAGATAAGCACGGCCGACGGGCTGATTGAGCTTGTGTGCAAGTCCGCGCACCTCGGTTTCGAACGCGGTTCGGCCCCGGGTCACTTCTCCAAGGTTTCCTTTGCGCATCAAGACGCGTTGCTCTGTGTCCTGCCAGTTCACCCGCCAGATCTCGATGGCAGCATCATCGAACAACCCTGCTGCAAGGTCGGTTTCGCTCAGCGCATCGGCCGATAGCGCGCCCGAGACCGTGAGATTGTCAACCGCAAGCCCAAGCGAGGATTGAACCTCGCTGGCGGTGAACCCGGATGCGGCGAGATAAGCCAGGCCGTCAAATGTGAGGTCACGGTCATGGTCGGTAAAGCCCATCGCCAGGCCGTCTCGCCGAGTGACTTTCCAGCACCAGCACAACGTCGTTGCGCCGCTTTCCAGATGTGCCTGAAGGGCACTTGAAATCGCTTTCAAACGCGAATCTCCACGAGCGGGATCGACGGGATTTGTCCCGCCTCAAAATGGGAGAGATTAATCTCGAGGCGGTCCGTATCGAAGCGAACCGGGACATCAAATTCAAATCCGGCCGAAATCGCCACGCCTGCGGCGGGCGGCGAATCGAAGGTTATGAGTCCCGATGCCGTATCGACGCTGAAGCCGCCGACCGGAGTTGCGTCGAGCGCGCACAAGAGCGTTCCAGCCACCGGCTTCTTGATCGGGCGCTCATAATCCACACCGCCCGAGGAATAGGTCTTGATCAGTTGGAATGCACTGGTGACGCCATTCCCAAAGGCGATGAGTTGGTCGCCCGCGCCGACGGGCGCCTGGGGGACGCCTGATTTCCAGTCTGCTCGATCGCGCCATCGGAAGCCGTGAAGGCGACCATTTCGCGCTTCGAAGAACGCGATCACCGCGTGCAACTCGTCCAGGGTCCTGATCCCGTACCCGGCATTGTAGCGGCGGCGCGAGTGCGCCCACACGGCGTTGCGCTCCTCGAACCCGGAGCCGAGCGTCACAATATCCGTGCGCCGTTCCGGGCCCCCGCTCGCGCCGAGCGCGATGCCGACCGGAAAACGAACTTCGTGAAATGACATCGGCTAAAGATTCCTCTGACCGCGTGCGGCCGCGCGCGCGACCATGGCCGCGATCTGCGTCTCCGAACGCAAGAAGCTGTGCGCATCCGCCGCCTGAACGTTGAAGACGATCGAAGGGGCGCTGATCCCCCGCCCGTTGGCGATCACGGTGCCGCTCTGGCCGGGCACAAACAATTCGGGCCCGCGCTCGCCGACCAGAAACGCATGGTTCGGGGAGACCGCGCCGCCGGTGGCGCGCGCGCCGCCAAAGTTCAACGCGGACCCAAGGATGCTGCTGAACACACCCTCGAGCGGGCCGCTGATAAAGGTTTTCACCGCCAGGCGCTGCAGATCGGCGAGGATCGAATCGACCATGTCGCGCATCGTCACCCGACCGTTCGTCGCGGCACTCTCCAGCGTGCGCGAAAATCCGTCAAACACAGTGTGCGTCACATCTTCGATCGTGCGCAGGCCATCGGAGAGCGACTGATTGGCCTCAACGACGGATTGGCGGGCCCGCGCGAGACCTCTTGTCAGATCGCCTGTGTCCGCCGCGATCCTCACCGAGATCGCACCGATTTCTCTGTCAGTTGCCATGCGGCAGGTCCTTTATCTGGTCGCGGTAGCGCGCAAGCAGCACGTCAAGTTCATCGCGGCACAGGGGCGCAACCTGTCCGCGAAGGCCAGCGCGCATTTCAAGCCCGTGCGCCAATGCCTGCCACTCCACCAAACTCAGTCGCCAAAATTGGTCGGCTGCCATTCCCATGACGCCGAGACCGAGGGCGAGCCAGCGCCGCCAGAGTTCGCCGGGTTGGGCAAATTCGGCGGCGCGGACGCTTCCCCCACCGGAGCAGTCTCCCGTGCACCCATTCCCGCAGCACTGAACGCGGCACCGATGGCCTGTCCGAGTGCCGCCAAATCGATCTGCAACCCCGCCAGCGTTCGCTCGTCGAGATCGTGCCCCCCGCCCCGTAGCAGCGCACCGAGCAAAACCATCAAGTGCGCGAGCCTCGGCCGGGCAAGCGCCCGCTCAAGCGCGCCCAGATCGTCAGCCCCTAGTCCGGATTCGATTTCCGCCAGCGCACCTAGGGTAAGGCACAGCCGGTACGTGCGCCCTTCAATGACAAAAGGCACCTCGCCGCGCGCGCGATTGACCATCGCTAAGCGGCCGTGAAAGTCAGAACGCCGGCCGATTCAAGCGCGAGTGAATATGTCGCCTCGCCCTTGTGATCGCCCGCGTAGTCCAGCGCGGTGATCTGGAAGGCACCTTCGACGATGCCAAAATCGGGAATGATCACCTGCCAGGCACGGATCGTTCCGGCAAAAAAAAGCCCCCGGACCGTTTCGTCGGCGCTGTCGTCCTTGAAGACCCCCGAGCCCTGCAAGCGGGCCGTCTTCAACCCGCCGCCGAGCAATTCGCGCCACGCGCCGCTCGAGTCGGCGCTCGTGATGTCGATCGTTTCGGCATTGAAAGAGATCGTCTTGGATCGCAATCCAGCAACGCTCGCGAAATCTCCCGTTCCTGTCGTGTCCACTTTAAGGAGCAGAGCACGTCCCTGTTGTGCCGTCATCGGTGTTACCCTTCGTGTAAAGTTACGGAAGCGGCTCGGTCACCGCGCGGTAGCGCATCACCGCGTGCACGGTCTCGCCGTCGCCATCGCGAAACACGTCGCCGAATTCAAATCTAAGATTGATGAGCGCGTGGTCTTCGAGAGTCAGTGTCGCATTATGCAATACGCTCTCGATCGCACCGATGATCGCGCGCCCCTCCTTATAGCCCCCGTGGCGCGACCAGATGTGGAACATGAAGGCATGCTCATGACCGCGTTCGGTGGATGTATCCCAGTCGGCGATCGTAGATGCCCCGATCGTGACGTAGGGAAACGCGGTATTGCGCGGGGCATCGTCGTAGATGCGCGCCGGGCTTCCCACGAGCGTCTGAATTGAACTGTCGCCGGCCAATGCGCCGACCATCGCTTTTTGCAGCGCGAGTCCTGGTTCGGTCATGTCCCGCGCCCTCCGAGGCGTGAAAGGATCTGCGCCAGTGTGGACGCGGCTTCGTCCATCAGGCGCAGCCGCTCCCGTACGAGAGCGGGATACAAGAACGGCCGGCCCGCGTTACGCCGCGTCCCGAACTCAAGAAATTTTGCAAACGGTGCTGTCGCGCGGATGCGACGTTCCCCAGTGCGTCCTGTCGCCGTGACCTCGATCGACGTCGCGAGCACAGAGTTTCCGCCGGCACGACTGCGCGCGTCCTCCTGCACACGCTCGGCCGCATCGTCCAGCACGCGCCCGATCGCCTGCACGGCGAGTTCGCCAAAATCATTGATGGCGCTCAAGACGGCCGGCCCTCGACGCACCCCAGATCGAGCCAGTAGCGGCGGCCGTCGGGGTCGCCCGACCAATCGATCGCAAGAATTTTCTCTCCCGTCCGCACGCGCAGATCCGTGGACACGTCGTTGCGGAAGCGGATGCGAAGGCGGTAATTTGTCTCCGCGCCAACTTGATCTGCTGCGACGCCTTCTCGCCCGCCGGTAGCTTCGAGCGAACCCCAGACTGCAAACGCGGCTTCCCAGGTTTCATCGAACCCTCCGGCGCCGTCCGCGACCTGCGCCTTGCGTTCGAACACGAGGCGGCTGCGCAGCGCGCCGATCACAGCCGCACCGCCAGATAAGGCTGCACAAGTGAGGTAATACCAAATGGAAGTCCAGCGAGGCCCTTGGCCACCGCTGCTTCGCGACGCTCGAACCAATGCGCGACCACCATCAAGATCGCCTGGCGCAATCCCGACGGCACATCGCCGCCCGCATCACCAAATCCTGCGACAAACGTCACCTTGATGCCGCCGAGGCACGGACCTGGAACCGGCCATGACGCCCCGGGCTTGCGGAGAATTCGCGCCGGGGTACGCGCGAGATCCAGCTCGAAACTGTCCGTATCGACGCTCTGGCGAACACCCGCGTCATCGACGATCTCGATTACGCTCACACTTTGGACAGGTGCGCGCGGCAGTTCAACCGCGCGCCCGTCGTCTCGCCAGCCATCGAGAGACATCTCGAATGTCTGCGTGATCATCGCCCGGCCCGTCAAACTTTCAGTGAGTTCGCGGGCCGCGGCAAGAAGCGACGCGATATACGCGTCCTCCTCATTCCCGTCGACGCGCAGATGCGCCTTCACCTCAGTGAGGGAGAGCGGCTCCAGCGCAGGCGCCGTCAGTCTGACGAGACCGTAGATCATGAATTTTTTCTCTCTTGATGGACTAGCTGGCCGCAAATTTCAGCAGCTTGATCGCATCGAAGTCCTGAATGCCGCCGCCGACGCGCTTGGTCGTGTAGAACAGCACATAGGGCTTGGCTGAGAACGGATCGCGCAGGATGCGCACGCCGACGCGATCGACGATGAGATAGCCCCGGCGGAAATCTCCGAATGCGATCGAGAAGGAGTTTGCCGCAATATCGGGCATGTCCTCCGCTTCCGTTACGGGATAGCCCAGCAGCGTCGGCGCGGCGCCGGCCTGTGTGCCGGGCTGCCAGATATAGTTGCCCTCGCCATCCTTGAACTTGCGCACTTCGCTTTCGACCTTGCGGTTCATCACCCAGCGGCCGTTGGCGCGGTATGACTGCTTCGGCGCGTAGACAAGATCAATCAACGCATCGATCGGGTCGCTGGACGCAAACGCCCCGGCCGCACCGCTCAGAACGTACCCGATCTTGGTCCAGGCCCAGCTCGCCTCGGCTACGGTCGTGTAGCTCAGGAAGCCCTTCGGCTTGGCAACGCCGTCGCCAACAACAAAGGCCGCGCCTTCCTGGACCGCAAATTCGGTCTGGACCTCGCCGGCAAGCCATTCCTCGATGTTGACATGCGCATCATCGAGTAGCGACTGGGTTGCCGCAGGCATCGCATAGAGTTCCATGGTCGGAAACTCGACCACGCTCAGCGTCGGCGTATTGGTCTCGGGACGCGCGTCGGTTTCACCGACCCATCCCGAATCCGCCCCGCCAAGACTGACCGGCTTGCGATAGCTCGAGCCGCCGATCTGGCGCACCGTCGCGATTTCACGCAAGGGAGAAATCTGCGTCAGCACGCGGTCGATCAACGTCTCGGTTTCTTCCGGGACAAGATAGCCGCCGTCCGGGTCTGACGTCGCAGAGAGCGCCTTGCGCTCGAAGCCCAGCAGCGCGTGGGCGTCGCCCTTGCGCATGTAGTTTTCAAACGCCGTTTTGTGCTCGCGGGAGCGGCCATCGCGGATCAAGGTGCCCGGCATGGCGAGCTCCGGCCGACGCTGGCGAGCGATCAAACGGTCCATGGCGCGCTTTTGTTCGCTGAGCGCCTCGTTGATCCGGTTGACTTTCTCGCCGGTCACAACGTCCTCGCCAAAGTGCGACTCGATCTGCGCGAGGCGCTCGTCATTCGAGCTCTTGAATGCTTCGAACGAACCGAGGAATTCGTCGAACGCATCCAGAAGATCGCGTGACGCGGGCGCTGCGTCAGGCATCAAGGCTTTGGTTTCATGGTTATCCAATGGTCATTCTCCTTTAGGGTTGGACTTCAGGTCGGCCGCAGCCCGGCGCATGGCTTGGGCCAGCGCCGCATCGGCATGGGCAAATCGCTCATGCCGGCGCCGTTTCACGCGGGTGATGCGCGCCTGCGGTAACAGGGGAAACGTCACGATCGAAATCTCCCACAGATCGACATCGGTGAGACGGCGGGGGCCACCGCGCGACTTGGCGGACCGAACGACCTGGTAGCCGATCGACAGGCCGTCGAGTGCGCCCGCGCGCAGCAACGCCAGCACGTCGCGCCCGCGCACGACGTCGTCAAGAATGCGCCCGCGGACATAGAGCCCGCTGCGATCCTCATGAATGTCGCACCAGACGCCGATCGGCTCGCGCGCGTCGTGCTGGAACAGGAGCTTGACACCGCCGACGCCGCGATTGCGCAGCGTCCGGCGGAAAGCACCAGGCATCACGACATCGCCGCCTTGGTCCTGGACATTAAAGAGCGAGGCATACCCCTCGAATTCGCCGTCACGCGCGTTTGACGCAAAATCAAAGGTCACGGCCCGGCGTTCGCGCGGCGTGAAGGCCCGCGCGGCTGCAGATGGCAATGTCATGGTGGTCTCGTGGCGATGGCTCAGCGCGGACTAGCGCTTGGCGTCCTAATGGTTGAGATTGTCGATCTTGTCTTCGATCCGTGCGAGAGCGGCGCGCATCGAGCTTGTCTGCTCCTCGACACGCGCGGCACGCTCCGCAAGTTCTTGAACCCGCACGGCCTGACTCTCGACTTGCGCAATCCGCGCGCTCGTGCTCCCCGCCCACACCAGCGCGCCGAATGTTTGAATGAGAACCGCTCCAACAAACGCAATGGGAATCCGTCGATCGAGCGTCCAGGTCGCGTCGTCGCGATCCATCGATGTGTCTCCTGGCCCGGAATTTGCTATCACGTTGGCAGAGGGGTCGGACATGGCGAAGCACCACCGATTTGCGACACTCGACGGGCTGCGTGGCGTGGCCGCGCTTGCCGTGGCGACAGGCCACCTGGAAGCTTCATTCGAGGGCGCGCCGCTGCAGCATTACGGCATGGCCGTCGATTTTTTCTTTGTGCTGAGCGGCTTTGTTCTCGCGCACGCGTATTTCGACAAGCTCCAAGGCGCGCTGACACCGCGAGCATTCATGCGTCGTCGGCTCATTCGCATGTATCCGCTGTATATTTTCGGCACGCTTCTGTTTGCCATATACGCCGGAGCTCGGGTCACTCTCCTTCACGATTTCCCGCTCTCCATGGCGGGTTACGCCGTCATGCTTCTGTGTGCCGGCTTGTTTCTTCCCACGCTGATCCAGCACCCCGAGCGTCCCGATCTTTACCCTTTGAACGCGCCTGCGTGGTCGCTGCTGTTCGAGCTCCTCGCCAACGTCGCATTCGCACTGTCGATCCGCCGTCTTACGGTCCGCATGCTCCTGGCGGTGGTCGCGATCGGCTTCATCGCGCAGGGCATACTTGCGCTGCACTATGGTTCGTTCAGCATGGGCTGGAACCGCGCGACCTTCTTTGGCGGTCTCGCGCGCGTGACCTTTTCGTTCTTCAGCGGTGTTCTTGTTTATCGCCTGTGGCAACGCCGCCCATTTCGGTGGAACATCTCACCGCTCCTTCTGATCGCCGCTCTGCTCGCGGTCATGGCCGTCCCCACGGGCGCAGGCTTGCGCGTCCCCTACGAGGTGACCGCGTCGCTGGCGTTCCCCGTCCTTGTCTACCTCGGCGCTTCGAGCATGCCGCGCCCGGCGCTTCGCACACCATTCCTCGAGGCGGGCGCGATGTCCTACGCGCTCTACACGATTCACGCGCCGATCATCATGATCTGCAGCAGTATCTCGGCAAAGCTTCTGGGCGCCGATTTGCCGACCTTCGCGCCATGGGGCGGGATCGTCTTGATCGTCTTCATGGTCATCCTCGCGGCGACTCTCAACCGGGTCTATGATGGCCCGGTCCGGCGCTATCTCACCAAATGGACGGCCAACCGCACGGAGCGTCTTCAGGCGTTGCGTCCATAGCCGACAACGGCACGCTTTTCATCTTCGCTCAGGAACGACGCCGCAGCCACCTGCGCCCACAGCGCTTCGCGCTCGCTGGAGAGCGCGGACACCGCGTCGAGGTCATAAGCGAGAGATAAGTTTTCGCCGAACCGCGGCACCAGCCAGCTGGACAACGCGTCGCGTGTCTTGTTGACCAGCGGGATCACCGTCTGCCGCCAAAATGCTAGGTTGGCTTCGCGGTAATTGGAGTAGGTGTTGTCGCCGGGAATTCCCAGCAGCATCGGCGGCACGCCAAACGCCAGCGCGATTTCGCGCGCCGCAATATGGCGTGCATTTGTGAAGTCCATGTCCTGGGGTGACAGCGACATCGCGCTCCAGCTCAAGCCCCCCTCCAGTACCAGCGGACGGCCCGCATTCGCGGCGCCCTGATACTCGCTTTCGAGCTCGCCCTTGAGCCGTTGAAACTGCTCGTCGGTCAGATTTTGATCGCCGGTCCCGCTTTGATAGATCAGGGCCCCGGAGGGCCGCGCCGCGTTGTCAAGCAGCGCCTTGTTCCACGCGCTGCCCGCGTTGTGGAGATCGACCGAAAGCGCCGCGGCTTCGAGCGGCGACAGTCCGCAATGATCGTCGAGGGGGTGAAAGAGCTTGAGATGGAGGATCGGCTTCTCATCCTGCGGACCCTCCTGGACGTAGCGTACCGTCCGCCCGTCGACCTGGTACGCATAGGCTTCGGGCCAGCCATCCGTGCCGCCGACCGCGCTCATTCGGTCCGGTCTTAAACTGTAAAGCGCGGCCACGCCGTCCTCGCCCTGAACCGCTTCGACGTATGCATTTCCGGCCAGCTGTAGGTACCCATAGAGCGTCTCGAGAAACGTGACGCCACTCTCGTGCGGATTGGGGATACGCAGCAGGTTCAGCAACGGGTGATCTTCGATCTCGACGTCGCCATCGAACAGAAGCCAGGGGATTGCGGCCGCATTCTCGGCGATCAGGCGGATCGAGCGATAGGCGATCGGATTTCGCATATATCCTTCGCGCGCCAGAACCGCGTAGTTGCGCGAGCTCCAGCGAGGTTGTCCCTGAATGTGAAGCGCGGCGAGGGCACTCGGTGCCGCTTTCACGTGGGGGGGGCCCTCCTCCCCAAACCGGCGTCGCAGTCGCTCAAACCATCCCATCGGCGTCTCTCATTTCTGGTTGCGATTCTGTGTAGCAGATGAGCCCGCGCTTTATCCGCGCTTTGAGAGGGAGCCGGCGGACCTTGCAGGCGCGTGGGGAGGAGCCGCAGTGATCCGCCGGCGAGCCCGCAAGGTGATACGCCGCGTACGCATCTGCCGTAAAGCAGGGCGCGGCACATCGGGGCTTGCGGGTGTACAAAATCTGACTGGTCGCTTAAATCCGCCTGACGCGGGGAATAATGTCCTTGTCGCGCAGCATCAAATCCGTCAATGCCCACACCAGCGCATCGACCCGATCAGGGCTCTCGCTCGAGGGTTCGCGCGCCGCGGAGAAAGAACACATCTGGTCTTCAAGCTCACGAAACGTGCCGACGTGATGCACGCTGCCCTGTTCGTAAAGCGCGGCGACCGGTTCCGCCCGCACATGTTTGGACCGCGTCGCATGAACCGCGCGCACGGCGATTGAGCGGTCGACCTGATGGAGGAGTGTTCCCACCATCTCGCCGCCCTGATTGACTTCGACGACAACCCGATCCGCCATATAGGCGGCGTAGGTATTTGCAACCACGCGCGCCCAGGCGAGCGGGCCACAGCCGTGAAGCGTGCGGTCCGCGAGCACGTGAGCGTCGCCGCCCGCGTCGCAGCCCGCCACGATGATCCCGCACGCGGCAGCATTCGGACCGCTGGAGGCCGGCGGATCAACCGCCACCACAATGCGCTTGAGCGCCGGGGGCGATTTAAGGCGTGCGGCGTCGATCGTCTCAGCCGTCCACAAGGCGCCCGCGACCTCCGTGATGAGTTCACCGTCGATTTCCTGGCGCGCCAGCCGTGTGCCTTCATAGCGCGCAATAATCTGCTCAAAGAATGCGGGCGCGAGATTGGCCCGGTTGGCGAACGTGCTGGCGCGGGTCACGGTCGTGGTCTCGTCGTCGAGAAGGCGCCGGATCAAGGGAACCGGCGCCGGTGTTGTGGTCGCAGCCTGCCGCGGACGCTCGCCCAGACGCAATCCGAACTGGAGATTGTTCCAGGTATCCACCCCATGCGCCCATTTCGATAATTCGTCAGACCACGCACGATCGAACTGATGACCGCGCAGACTGTCCGGGTCCTCGGCCGAGAAGACGTAAGCCTGTGCGCCCGTCTCGAAGGTTACGCGGCGCCGCGATGCTTGAAACTGCGGCCGTGCACCGCGCCAGCGCAACGCACACAGACCCGACGGCCCTTCGATCATGACGTCGCGCACGTCGCTCAGCGTCTCCCCGACCAGTGCGATGCGATGCGCGCGGCGCGCTTCAATCTCGCCCCTGATCCACTCGGCGCCAGCGCGAGTCTTGCCCGCGCCGCGTCCGCCCATCATCAGCCATGTTGTCCACGGGCGGCCGGGCGCGGATTCGGCGGGCGGGCATTGATCGGGGCGCGCCCAGAAGTGCCAGTCATCATGCAGCGCCTCAAGTTCCGGGCGCGACAGGGTGTCAAGAAGCGCCCGGCGGAGGGCCAGCGGCAGCGAGCTGATCGAGGCGGCGTTCAAGCGTCGTGAGGAGGTTGTCAAAGTCGGTGTCGTCCTCTTTCTCCCCGATATCGTTCACCGTCGGCAAAGTGCGCGTCGCGCGTGCCCCCGCGCTCAGCCCCAGAACCTCTTCCAGGTCCGAATAGCAGCGCACAAGTGCAATGATCGTCTTGGCGTAACGCTCGGCCTCGGCCGGCGACTGCTCGCTCAGATCGCCGGGCGACCCGAGCCAGGTTTCCAGTTTCGTGACGTAATGTTCGAGCAGGCGTCGCAAGCGCGCGTGGAGACGCGTGCGCCAGGCCTGCGTGATTTGCGGTGGCCCCTCGGCAACCCGTCCGGCAGCGGGCGCTCCCGGCGGGCGCCGCCACCCTCCCCGCTC